TTGATATGCCATTACCGCCTCCACCGCCACCGCCAGCAACAACAAGGTAATCAACAGATAATCCAAGGTGTCCTGATATACCTGACGCAACAACTCCAATAATAGGCATTAGGCAATATCTCCAAACGCATACCAAGTATTAGCAGCCGATTTCCAAATAGTCATAGCAGAGTATTGCGCACGACATTTAGGGCTAGCTGCGGTGGCTCCAGTTGAATAAACTGAAGTAGTTCCAGAAGTAGTAGCCTGAACAGTAATCAATCCAGATCCTTGATTAAGGATAGTAATTTGAGTTCCAACGGCAAAGTTAGTAGTTGCGTCAGTAGGAATATTTATAGTTCCGGCAGTCGAGCTGTTGGAAGCAATAAGCAGTTTTCCCGCATCTCCGGCTACTAGCGTGTAAGCATTAGTAGTAAAGGAAGGAGTTGCTTGACCTTGAGTAATTACAGGGGTAGTTAAAATTTTATTTGTCAGCGTTTGCGCAGTAGTAAGATCGGCTGTTACGGATGTATCAATAGCAATAGTGCCTGTGCTAGTAATTGTTCCGCCCGTCAAACCTGTGCTTGCTACAACGCTTGTTACTGTTCCTGTCGCTGCGCCTGTATAACTTAAACCAGTCCAAGCAGTAGATCCATTACCAATTTTTATTTTGCCGGTATCTGTTTCAAAGCCGAACTCGCCAGAAGCAAGTGTTGGGTTTGTAGAAGTCCATTGAGCTGCTGTTCCCCGGCGAACTTGAATTTGTGTTATTACGGCCATTATGGAGTTCCTCCGTTAAAAGTCTGCGTTGCTGTCTCGCTTGGAAAACCGCCTTGATATGGAGCAATACTATCAAACACGCCGGCATCTATCTCGCTTACGGTAGAAGAAGCCGATACCGCAGACCAAGCTGCTCCGGTATAAACCATTAACCCTGTTGCAGTATTGTAATAAAGATCCCCGGCTCGAAGAGTAGGCGTAGAGATAGCCGTTGCCGAAGACGGAACATTGGTAGGGGTTAAGGCTTGACGACTCATGCCACATCTCCAACTACAAGCCAGTTATTAGTAGAAGTCTGAATAGCGGTAGCAGTTGAATACTGCGCTCGCAATTTAGGCGCAGAGGCAGTTGCTGCTGTTGATACTACGGTAACTCCACCAGCGCCTTGAATAGTCACTTGCCCTGCTCCTAGCTGCGCAAAAGTAATCTGCGCACCGACAGGATAGTTGACGGAGGAGTTAAGCGCAATAGTAGTAGCAATAGAAGATCCGTTGGTTTGTGTAACCAATTTGCCGTTATCTGCTAAAACCGTAGTGTAAGTAGTTCCGGTTTGGGCGTTAATTGCAATATCTCGTAGCGCTAAAGTAGAAGGAAAAGTATTAGTTCCGCTTGTAAGATCCTTGTTGGTTAATACTTGCGCGGTTGTTTTATCTACGGTTACTGCTGTGTCAATAGATACTGTTACATCGCCAGCCGTTCCGCCACCGCTTAAACCCGTTCCTGCGGTTACGCCGGTAATGTCGCCGGGATTAGAAGGCACATTTGTAGTTACTTCTACTCGAAGATCGGTAATGTTTCCTGAGTTGATAGACAATACCGCAGCTCCGACATATACCTTAGCCAACGCAATCGAGTTAGCCGGAGTAGCCGGAACAGCAGGAGAGCTGGCGGGAGTTCCAGCAATTACCTGATACACCACATTGTCGCTAGCGCCAGAGTAATAAGAGTCATTGACCGTAGCCACAATTAAATCCCAACGAGGGTTGGTTGCGTTAGCGGTAGTAATAGTTAGTAATACATTGTCATCGTTAAACGCAACATAAGTTCCCATAAGAGGTTGCGTAGTTCCAACAATCGCTGCCCAACCACTAGAGACAAGCACATTCATAGCAACAGGAGAGTTAGCGGTGACTTCCATAGAAGTCATATTGATTACGCCAGTAGTAGCCCAAAGTGCCTGTTGAGTAAGGCGGTCATTTTCGGCAGGGTGAGATCCGTTTTGGAGCCAACTTGGTGGTAAGTGAAGTGTCATGTTTCTCCTAAATGTATGCCGATTGGAATTCTACCGTAGCGTAGGTTTCGTCAATGACCGTAGAGCCGGGATCTCCCTCGAGAGTAAAGATTGAGTCTCCCGGAGGAGCTGCGAACCATACTCCCGTAGTTAATAGATTACGAGCCGATACACCGTTAAGTGTAATTAGTTTATTGTATAAATCCACTACTAGCACATCAGATCCGGTCATAGACACCGTAAAGTTCAGGTATTCATTTGTAGTTTCGTTGCCTAAAATTGGATTATCTATTGGCCCATAAAGGGTAATTAAAGGATAAGTAGTAGCCCAACCTTGATTGGTGATAGTAGTAGTTTTTACAAGAGTAGACGGATCGTAGACTAAATTGTAAACACGGTTATAGACACGGCCCGTAGGTTGAAGATATTGCAATAGAGCTGTCTGCTCGTTATTAGCAAAATAGGTTGGATTAGGGCAAAAGAAATCTACCTTGGCCGTAATGTATCCGTAAGTATAGTTAGGATCAATAGCAGTCTGAAAACCACGCACACGAGCGTTAATTACTTGAGTTCCTAGATCCCCGGATAATTGAAAAAACAAAGGCGTAGTTCCCGAAACCTGCGGAAGTAATGCTCGTTGAATTGCGTTGAGGTTCTCTTGAGCGGTATGACCGGTTGATCCTAAAGCCAGAAATGTAATGCTAATAGTTCGGCCTGAATAAAAGTCTCTGCCCGAGAACATACCGTCAGCGTAACCTCGGTTGTCATCCTGATTACGAATAGGCGGAACTCCCTCGAGACCGTCTACTGTCAAGATTTGATACGGAGATCCTGAGCCACCAAAGACTAGATTGTTAAAAGAAAACGAATAGACGGTAGTTAAAGTAGTCATTATCGATCCCTAAATGCTGCGCTTAAAGAATTAAGTTTTGTAGTTACGCCTGAACCGGTTTGATATGTTTGCGTCACGGCAGGTTTAGCGCTCGCAGCTAGAATACCCGAAAGCGTAGTTGTATTTACTGTTTGACCAAATTGAATTTGAGAAGCAACGGTAGCACCAGTAGCAGCAGGAGAAGTAAGGTTATAGCCCGTAATATTAGTAGTAATAGTAGGGCCGTAAGTCTGAGTTCCTACTCCACCGCTAGAGTTAAACGCCCCTCCACTAGAAGCAGTAGTGTAAACGGGAGCGGAAGCCATAGCAGCAGCAGCAGCTTGAGCAGCTCCGAGAGCAGCCATAGCAGCAGCAACCTCGGCAAGTTTGGCTTTAAGATTTTCTAATTTCTTTTGCGTATCGGCTGCGATCTTATCTATTGCTTCGCCATATTTCTTTTGAGTTTCAGCAAGAGAGTCAGCAAGAGCCTTAGCAGCATCAGCTAATCCTTCGTCTAAATTCTTTTTAGCGTCAGCTCGAGATCGAGTCAGAGTTACCATAGCCTCGGCAAGTGTTTCGTCTAACTTGATTTTTGCTTCCGCAATTCTCTCAGCGCTTGCAGCAGCAGCCTCAGCCATTGCTCGATTATGTTCAGATTGAGCAGAGGCAAGATCCGTATTGAGAGTAGCCGTAGTTTCAGCCAGCGCCTTTTTTAGCCCCTCAGATACTTCGTTATACGCATTCATTTGTTCCTGTGTTGAGAAAGAAAGAGCGTTATTAAGGTTAGAGGCAAGTTCGTTTACGCCGTTGATGCTTATATCGTCAAGATTGTTGTATAAATCTATCAACTGTTTTTGCTGTTCAGGTTGCGCAGCCAAGAGAGCGTCAGCCATTTGATTGCCAATTTCTGGGCCGTTCTTAACTACTTCTTCAATAAACTTTTGAGAATAACCTTGACCGGCTAGAGCTGCTGCGTTAGCCTGTAATTTTTTAGCGCCGGTAAGCTGTTTAGTGAGAGCATCGCTGACTCCTCCTACGCCTTTAGTCTTAAATATGTCGGTAATGCTCACACCCATGCCAGCAGCAAAGGCAGATCGAAGTTTATCCGCACCGGCCTGAAGGATCGAGGTTTGCTTTTCGGCAGCAGCTCTAATTAAATCCGTTTGTTTTTCGGCAGCCTTGGCTCGAAGATCCGTTAATTTCTCTTGAAGTTTTTGTTCAAGATCTATTTTCTTTTTAGCGTAATCTTTTGCTTCGTCAGCAAGTGTTTTAGTGTAATCAGCTCGAGCGTTAGCCTCAGTATCGTCATAGCGTTGTTGAGCATCGGTAAGTGCTTCGTTGTAACGCTTATTTAGATCCGCTACCGTTTCGGCGTAGCGCTTGTTAGCCTCGCCAATAGCCTCATCTCGATCCTTGGCAGCAGCTAGCATATCGGCGTTCGACTCGGCAATAACCTCGTTCATATCCTTGTAAATATCCATTACATCTTTAGCATAGCCTTCTAATTTTTTAGCATCTTTTTCGGCTTGCTTTTCTGCTTTTTCTTTTGCTTTAGCAGCGTTAGGATCAATAGTATCGGTAACTGTTTTCTTTACTGCTTTAGTGGTCTTTTCTACTTCGGCTTTTTTCTTACCGAGCTGATCAAGTTTATCTGTCAGGCCTTTGACTTTAGAAGCAGCAGTATCAAAGAATTTGCCGGTAGTGTCGATAACTCCGTTGATTTCTTTTAACGCAGTTCCGGCTTGCTTGACTCCAAGCAGGGATAAACCTTTTAGAAGAAGTCGCATAGGGCCAGTAACTAATTTCATCATGCCTGTTACTAGATCTCCAACTACTCCGATAATAAACGCCATAGCAGTTACGCCGGCTTTACCTACGGAAATAATTACATTGCGGAAAGTCTCAGATCTTTTCCATAGCATCACAAACCCGGCAGCTAGTAGTGCAACTGCGGTAATAATAAGCCCAATAGGATTAAGTTTAGATACAAGGTTAAATATCTTTTGTTGAATAATTGCAGCCTTAGTTACTAAAGTGTAAGCACCCCAAGCAGCAGTTCCCGCAGCTAGCACAACAACAAAAGCAGTTACCGCTTCTTTATTATCCGCCATAAATTTACCCATTTGACCAAGTAATTGAATAGCAGGTTTAAGAACGCCTAATAGAGCATTAAAGACAGGAAGTAGGCCAGCTCCAAGGGAGGCTTTGGCGTTATCCATTTCTGCTTTAAGAGTCTTCATCTTATTAGCAGTTCCGTCAGAAGTTCTGGCGTAGTCTCCCTGCGCCAGCGTTGTATCTTTAAGAATAAGAGAGTAAGAAGCCTGAGCCTTAGCAGCCGGTGAAAGAGCATCGCTTGTAGACTTGATAAGGCCTAAAGACAATGCTTCGGTTTTAAGTCGAGCGTCAGATAGAGCAACGCCAAACTTTTTTAGCGGTTCGGTTTCTCCTGATAGACCGGATCGCAAAGCCAAAATAGCATCGTCTACGGAAGTGTTATTAAACGAAGCCATATCTCCGGCCAACTGGACAAGGCTCGTAGACATTTTTTGTGACTCAGTTTGACCGAGGCCGAACGCCTGAAATAGATTGCCGTATGTGCCAGTAGCCTCAAGAGCTGCTTGCTTGGACATACCTAAGTTTTTAGCAGCATCTTCGGAAAACTTAATTACCGCAGCAGAACCTTCGCCAAATACAACTTGAACTTTAGATAGCGACTCGTTCATATTTGACGCAGCCATAATTACATCTTTGCCAAATTGAACTATTTGCTGGCTGGCAAATGCCACACCCATAGCAGCTCCGACTTGCTTTAACTTACCGGTAAAAGAAGAAAATCCCGAAGAAGCAGATTTAACACTTCCGTCTAATCCTTTAAGGCTAGCTTCGGCTTGTGCTAATCCTTGTTTGAGTTGAGAAGTATCAGCTTGAATAGATACGAGGAGTGTTTCTACTGCTGTTGCCACTATTTACTCCTCAATACTTGAGCCACACGATAAGTAAATATCCGTTGTAATTCTCCGGAGTTTATCAACTTCTGCGCTGCTGGCGTTAGATAAGGGTATTTTACTCCTGATTTCCATATTGGAGAGCCTAGTTCGACAGCTCTTGCGTAGACAACAGTAGGGCCTACTTCGGCAATATAAGTGCCAAACCCGGTTCTAACTCGAGTAGTAATAGATCTTTTTAATGCACCAGTAATAACATTTGGGCCAGATCCGCTTGGGCCTATGTGTTTAGGCGGAATAATTTTGTTACCTTGACGACTACGAACGCCGTTATTAGCATTGATTTGCGCTTGGCGTTGAACAGCAAGGCCAGCCATAGCCACACCCATTTGGGCAGCCTTCTCTATATCGCCTTCGACATTATCTAACGAGGCAAGAACTTCTTTGAGGTTACGAACTACGATAGCACCACTCATTGTTCGTTCATCCTCTCCGTTTCTACCTGCTGAACTGTTGTTGCTATTGCTAACAGCCAATCAGCCGTAATCGGGTTAAGGTTGTCTACCTGATCCGGAGTCCAGCCAAATCTATCCGCCATTTGATAATAGATCCAATACTCATCAGGATACTCGAAATCTTCATGCCGATAACCTCCCTTGAGTAGCCACTTTAATCTTTCTAACTGGCGGAAGGCGCTTTTGGGTCTTTGGTATTGTCTTCCGTATCAGCTAGCGTAGGGAACAAATAACCTTGTGCATCTTTACACGCCTCGGTCAATGCGTCATAGTCAGCCATAGATAAATCGTCAAGAGTTTCTATTTTGATTGACGGAATGATTGTGTTAAATGACCATTCTTCAATTAGCATAGCAATAAGAGCATCGCCCAACGCCATTGCTTTAGATAGGTCACCTTCTTGCTTATCGGTTGCCTTAATAACTCGCTTTCGATCTCCGACTTTAAGTGTAGAAGGATCTCGCAGCTTGACTGTTGCGCCTGACGGCAGAGTAATTTCTTTAGACATTATGCCTCCTGTTGGTTGCCTTCCGAAAATAATAGCAGGGAGTAGGGGCGAGGGATAGCGGGAAGGCAGTCGCTATCTACCTTACGCCCCTACTCTTGGAGTCTATTAGTCGCTGATTGTTGTGTATGTTCCGCTTGTTACTAGGTTCTGCAAAGAGAACGCAATCGGAGCATATCCACCAAAAGCGCCAGCATCGTTTGTGTTAGCCATAGCGTTAATATCACAAGTAACTTGGACATAATCTTGACCACGCTCGATTACGGCTGCTGTATAAGCACCCTTAGAGATTGTGGCAACGATTGCTACTGCATTTGCGCCTGTTCCGTAAGCCCAAGAAATCTGGATTGACGGTTGTGTGTTTTCTAGGAAATTAAGAAGCTGGTCATCATTTTCCATTACGAAAGTGAATTTGCCTGTCACTTCCATAGGGCCAACAAAAATCTGATAAGGATCTTGTGTGCCTGAGATACCGTAGATAGGAGTTACTGATCGCTTGACATCAATGTTTCCGCTGACTGTGTAGGCAACTTGAGTTTCTGCAATAGATACTGTGCCTTGCCATACTGGAGTAGGAAGAACAGTAGAGAAAGAAGGAGTTGGAGTTGCTACTGCTTCGCTTGCCCAGCCGGTTGCTTTAGCATCATACTCAAGCATTCCGTCAGCGTTGAACTTAAGTGAGAAATCATGGAACTGAATTCCCGGATAAGAACGAACATCGGCAGCGTAGAAATCGGTCAATGTGTAGGAGTTTGGTTGTGCGTCAGCTCCGACAGCAGACTGATTGATAAGCGTAATATCGTGAATATAAGTAGGGTCATCGAAAGTAGTTACATCTGAACCCATGATACCTGCGATTGGGTAGCCGATTGTGTCGGCAAATACTGAACCGCCAAAGTCAAAAGTAGAGCGAGTGCGACCCGGGATATAGTTGTAATTTGTAACCATAGATCCACGAAGGCCTGTGTCGTAGAGCGGATCTACAAGATCAACCGGCTTTAGTGAGTCCACCATTACGGGGATAAAATCTGTTGGTGCTACTGCTGTGCCTTTTACAGTTTCTTTAGCAATACCTAAATAACTGCGTACGGAATTTTGTGCTGCCATTTGTTCACTCTCCTACTGTCGAGTCAGACGGGGCTGACGGTTCTATTACTGGTTTTGTTTCTTCTGTTTTTGCTACTACGACAGGTTTAGCAGCGGTTTTTTTACTGTCTGTTTCGTGCGACTCTCCTGCTTTAAGAGTGATCCCAAGCGTAGGGAACACTCGAGTGCCCTTAGTGTCATTGGTTACTTTCATTTATTGCTCCTTATGCTTGGATCATTTCGGTAACAAGGAATTCTATCTCACCATAGGTTTCCGTTGCGCCTTCATTGGAAGTCGCTGGTTCTCCGTATCGAGCGTTGATTGCTGGCTCAGCACCTTGCCAAACTAGCGTTCCTGTTGTGTCTCCGAAATTATGGTCAGACCGTAGGCGGGTCTTTATGTTGTCTATAAGAGTATCAAAAGCAGTCATTGCTTCTTCTGAATTACGATCCATAGAATGCTGATATACCTGAAGAATTACCGTGTAATCAATTCGCTTCCAACCGTTATGCGCACCACCAACAGCAATACGAGACTCGTTTTCACCGGCGATATAAATTACTACCGCAGATCGAGAGAGCTGGCCCGGCTGACTATTGACTTGAAAGTTAATGCGTTTAGGAAACGAGGTAAAGACCTGATTGACCGTAGCAATAGGAGGATTGGAAATAAAGTTTGCAAGAGTGCCTCTGACTCCACCACGACCCGGCGTAAGCATTATCTAATCCTGCGGAATTTATCAACCATGTCAAGAGCAAGTTGGATCTCTGACCCATAGCGATTGCTACCTGATATCTGGTTATAGGTTGGCTGTGTTGTAATGTTCATAGTCATAGAGTTATCGCCTCGGATCTTAATAAAGGCGGTGGTAATTAAGATACAGGCTTGCTTGATAGCGTTAGGCAAGTTGCCAATAACAGCTCCGGGTTCGTGAGTAAATACAAGAGGAGCGACTAGAGGAACAGTAGTAGATCCGTATGTATAAGTGCTGGCTACGGTTACTTGCTCAAACTTTGCTCCGTCATAAATGCGCATACGCATTCCAGCAACAATTCCTGTTGCGTCAAGAACGGTCAAGCTGCTAGCTGCTGCTACTGCGGTAACAGTTGTTGTGTTTACAAATCCAGCGGTATAGGTATATTGGCAAAATACTTGAGAAGTAGCACCAAGGCCACCGCCAAATCCAAGAGGGCCTTGAGAAGACCAATTAGTTGAGATCTGAGATAGCGGAATAATCATTTGTTGAGGCTCAAACCATGTGTAATCGGGGTTTGGAATAGCCGTCAGATTGCCCGGATAAGGCCCGTAGGAGAACGCCTCAAGGGAGATAATAGGAGTTTGGTTCGGATGTATAGATAAATAGCCCTGCGGGGTTATACGGGTGCGCTGTGTCTCGACATAGGTATCAGCCAATAGGCTCTGATTAAGATATTCATTCATATATGAGGAAGCCCGGAGAATAACCCGAGCCAGCTCTGCATCTTGAGCGTTGGCGTTTCCGCCTACCACTAAGTTGTCGTAGTCAATCGAGGTAGGGGCGTTCTTGTATTCGCCAACACTTAAATAAGATCCTTCATAAAAAGTATCTGGCGTAATCCCCGTTGTCATTTACGAATTCCCGTCTGTCGGTGTGTCCTTGTTGTTGTTATGCCCACATCTCGAACATAATGCGAACCAACTACCGAAACCACATTCTACGCAAGTAAAGCCTCTTTGTGCGTCTCCGGCGCTATGCGGATTAAGAGCTGCTTCAAAATATCCTTCTGCTTTCATAGCCCGTTCAGCGCTAGGGCTATCAACATTGTAAATTCCGCCTCGATCCGGGCGATAAGTTTTATTGCCTATTACTGTTTCTCTTACACCTTTATCTGGCGCTACCCAACGGCCCATACTGCCTCCTCTAATAAAGAGAGGGAGAGTGCCGTTAGACAACTCCCCCTCCCTGCCTTTATTTAGTTATTTTTGTGTGATCATTACAGCCGTAGTCATATTGGCAACAGATCCGTCAGGTAATACCGTCTGACC